GAAGATTCCGTCGGGGCATTGCGCCTCATCGATGAAATTTTCCTCTCGGCTGATTACAGCCAGGCAACGAACAAAGTTTACAAGATTTACTCCGAAGAAGTGGGGAAAGCCATAGCTGCAAAGCTAGGTTTATCCGACACAGAAACGGGAGTCTATCTCGAGTCACTCACAGGTCACACGATTGAAAACCCTGACGATCCAGAGCATGCTCTACCGCAGAAGCGGGGGCAACTCATGGGGTCAGTGTCGAGTTTTGTGGTACTCTGCATTCTGAATGCGACCGTCGCGAGACTCGCTTTTGAGCGGGCCTCGGGGCACAATATCAGATTGGATGAGATACCTGGACTGGTGAACGGGGACGACCTCGTTCTCCGAGCCACGCGCTCTGTTTACGCGCAATGGGCGGCCATCGGAAAGTTCATCGGAATGTCGGAGTCAGTGGGTAAGACTTTTGTCTCACGCGACTTTCTCCAAATCAATTCGACTACTTTCAACGTTGGCAACGCGCACAACGCGCTTGTCATTGACCAAAATGGACAAGAACAAGAGAGCGAAACTACGACAACATTCAACCGTGTGAAGTACATCAACTGGGGGTTAGTGAAAGGAATGAAGAGGAGTGGCGGAAAGGCACTGTCCGGCATGACCGACGGCGCTAAGAAGCGCAGTCAGCCAGGGGCCAGGTACCGGTCCTTGATGCTCTCTTCCCCGAAGTCGCTTCACCTCAAGCTGCACTCGCTATTCAAATTGAACAACGCGACACAGCTAGTGGAAGGGATTCCGTGGTATATTCCTGAATGGCTCGGCGGGCTAGGGCTGATCGGAGTGATCGAGCCAAGCGCCAAAGACAAAGCCATTGCAAGGATGCTGATTTCCCGAAAGGATCCAGCACACTCTCCTCTAGATATGAGAATCATGTCTACAACGTGGGGCACTCGACTTCGCGCCATGTCCCGGTTGCCTGAGCCTGAGATCGTCGAATTCGACAATCCCGGGCATAAGGTTTACAACCGAGCCGTGGGGAAGGAGTGCGTCAACTTGTTGTTTGACACAGAAGTCTCTCTAGGGGAACTTTTCACACCCTCAAGTGAGGAGACGGAGGCGAAGATCTCGCGAAAGCTCAATAGAGCAGTGCGCCACAATCGGCGGATCTGGAATCTGCGTTCGATCGCAAAGTACGCTAAGAGAAAGGGTTTTAAGCCTGACTATCAGAAGTACGATGTCGACCTGACGCGAAGAAAGATCTACCGTAGTTACGCTATCGCTGGGGAACTTGCCCACGTTACCTACGTTTGAGGTACAACACACAACACACACACAACACACACACACACAATCTTTATTTTGGAGTCGGCTTAGCCGAATAGCTCCGTAGTAAGGACAAACAGCACACCGGGCTAAAAGCCCGGTGTGTCACACACACAGTTGCAACTGGGGCGATGAACACCTGGAAAACTCCAGAGTGGTCGCCGTGTAG